ATAAATATTGACATTCTCATAATGCAAAAGGAGATATTAAATAAATTATCCAATAAGCTGTATCGACTATTCCGAGTGAGATCGGAAGTAGGGCTGTTATTGATACACAGTTCGAAATGGAGGACGCGTAGATGGCTTGACAAGTCGGAGCGAAGAGATAGTCAGTGCTTATAGAAATATAAGAAAACATGGATAGTGCAAGTGGAAACTTAAAATCTGCTCGTAATAATGAATTTCAAGCAGTAATGCCAGTTAGAGGAAAAATACTTAACTGTCAAAAAGCAAACCTTACTCAAATACAAAAAAATGCAGAAATTATGACTATGATAGATGCTTTTGGTTTATACATCGATCCTAAAACTATGAAAGTTACTTATGACAAAGATAGTTTAAGATATGGAAAGATTATTATTGAGTCTGATGCCGATGTTGATGGAGCGCATATCAAGAATTTATTCTATACCTTCATTTGGAATTTTTGTCCACAATTAATTGAAGATGGTTATGTATATGCAGGCGTTCCACCACTATATAAAATTACAATAGGAAAAGAATATAAATATATTAAAAATGATGAAGAATTAGAAAAATTTAAAGAAACTATTGGCGATAAAAAATATATAGTTAATCGTATGAAAGGTCTTGGGGAAATGAGCGTAGACGAGACCGAAGAAACATTAACCGATCCAGAAAATAGAATTATTAAACAAATAACAGTTGAAGATACAATAGCTACAGATATAATGTTTGATAATTTAATGGGTACAAAAGTAACACCAAGAAAAGATTTTATTAAAGAACATTCAAGCGAGGCTGAATATAATGCTGAATAAACAAGAAAAAATAAAAAAACTATTGTTAAAAGAACTTTCTGAAGCTTATTGTTATAATTGTGGAACTGAAGATTGTGATGGTTGTTATAGAAAAATGCAAAACTGATCACTTTCTCCAGTTACTGCAGAAAAAATAAGTAAAGAAATAATAAATATTTTATATAAAGAGGAGATGAATGATAATGCAAAATAATGATATTTTAAATGAGTTAAGTACAAATTTTATTGAATATGCTGTAGCCGTAAACACAGATAGAGCAATACCTGATGCAACATCTGGACTAAAACCTGTAGCTCGTAGATTATTATGGGGAGCATATGAAAAAGGTTATACTTCAAGTAAGCCTCATGTAAAATCAGCTAAAATAGTTGGAGATGTAATGGGTACATATCATCCTCACGGCGATTCTTCTATATATGGTGCTCTTGTTAGATTATCACAACCTTGGGTTATGAGATATCCACTTATAGATTGGCATGGATCTAATGGAAATATTGATGGTGATGGACCTGCGGCAATGCGTTATACAGAGTCTAAATTATCAAAACTTGCAGAAGATGGAATGTTAAATGGAATAAAGAAAAGAAATGTAGATTTTATTCCTAACTACTCTGAGGATTGCGAAGAACCAGTAACATTACCTGCTATATTTCCTAACTTATTATGTAATCCAAATACAGGTATTGGTGTTGCTATGGCTTGTAATTTTGCTCCACATAATTTAAAAGAAGTAGCACAAGCAATTCATGATTATGTTAATGGTAAAGAACCTATGTTACCTGGACCAGATTTTCCAACTGGAGGTATAGTAATTAATAAAGATGATGTTCCTGCAATTATGAGAAGTGGTCACGGTAGTGTAAAAATTAGAGGTAAATATAAAATAGAAAAACAAAATTTAGTATTTTATGAAATACCTTATGGAACATCAACAGAAACACTTATTACAGAAATAGGTAAAGTGGCAGAAGAAGAATTGAATGATATAGTTAATATACAAAATGAAAGCAATAAAAAAGGATTAAGAATTGTTATAGAATGTAAGAAAGGTGTTAATCCTGATGCTATAGCAAATAAATTATTTGCAAAAACTAATTTACAAACAAGCTTTTCATACAATCAAGTTGCTTTAATAAATAAAACTCCAACAGAAGTTAATTTAAAAGACTGTATTAAAATATATATTGAACATAATATTGAATGTCTAATTAAAGAATGTAATTTCGATTTAGAAAAGGCAGAAGCTCGCCTAGAAATAGTAGAAGGTTTATTAAAAGCATTACAAGATATTGATACTATTATTGCTTTTATTAAAAAATCTGCTAGTAGTGCAGCCGCAAAAGATGGCTTAGTAAGTGACTTTGGTTTCTCTGAACCACAAGCTAAATCAATAGTTGCTATGAGATTAGGTAGCTTAGCAAAACTTGAAGGTGTTGAACTTAACAATGAAAAAGCTAAATTGTTAGACACTATAAACGAATTAAATAAAATATTAGGTTCTGAAACTGAACAATTAAATGTTATATTAAATAGATTAGATGATTTAGTTAAAAAATATGGAGATGCAAGAAGAACTGAATTAGTACAAATTGAAGTTCCAAAAGAAGAAAAAGAAATTGCAGAAGTTATCCCTGAAGATGTTGTAGTTATGCTATCACAAACAGGAGATATTAAAAGAATTCCTAAAGCTAGTTTCAGAACTCAAAGAAAAGGCGGAAAGGGTGTTAAAACTGCAGATGATGCAGTAATGGCTACCATTAGAACTAATACTATTGATGCCCTATTATTGTTCACAAATAAAGGAAAAATGTATAGAATTATAGTAGATAATATTCCTGTAGGAACAAATGTATCAAAAGGTTCTAATGTATCTACATTAATTAATTTAGAAAATGATGAAAAAGTAATTGCTATTACAAATTTAGCAAGAGAAAATGATAATAAATATGTAATTTTTATTACAAAAAAAGGTTTAATTAAAAAGACTTTATTAAGTGAATATACTAAAACTAAAAGAAGTGCTGGTATTGCGGCAATTAATTTAAAAGATGGAGATGGCATTGCTAATATTGAATTAATGAATGAAGAAGACTTAATTCTTATAACTAAAAATGGAATGTCAATACATTTTGAAACAAAAGACATTTCTCCTATTGGAAGAGTTGCAGCAGGTGTTAAATCTATTAAATTAGATACTAATGATGAAGTTATTATTGGCTTACCGATAAGAGATTCTAAACAAATGTTAGCAACTTTTAGTGAGTATGGATTAGCAAAAAAGACTAGTTTAGATGAATTTCCTGTTCAAGGTAGAACTGGAAAAGGACTTACTTTGTCAAAAGAAAATAAAATAATAGGTGCGGCAATGGTTTCTGATGAAGATAATTTATTATTAGTTGGTAGTAATTCAATTTGTATTTCCGCAACTGATATACCTAAATTAAGTAGAACTTCACAAGGCAATATTATGATTAAAGATGGTCAATTAAAAAGTGTTGTTAAAATATAAAGTAGCAAAATATGCTACTTTTTTGATTTTAATAAAAAATTATTATATAATATATATGTAAAAAAATTATAATTTTTTACGAAAGGAGGGATTTATAGTGCTAGGTATACAAGATAGTATAAACAGAACTAAATCCACATCTGTTGATACTACTCCAATAAAAGAAGAAAAGGCTGAAGAAGTAATAGAAGAGTCTATTACAGAAATACCTGAAGAAAAGGAAGAAGATACTGAAGAAGAATTTTCTAGTTCCTATTGGAGAAAAAGAAGAAACAGATAATTAAAAAGGAGGGGAATGAAATTATGAATAATGAAATAAGAAATTTAATTGATAAATTAAATTATTATACTAAATTATATGATGAGGGTAAACCAGAAATATCTGATAGAGAATATGATGATTTATATTTTAAATTACAAAATTTAGAAAATAAATATAATATTTATTATGAAGACAGTCCAACTCAATCAATTAATTATCAAGTTGTTAACAAATTAAATAAAATTAAGCATAATCATTTAATGTTATCTCTTGATAAAACAAGAGATATAAATGAAATTTATTCTTTTATAAAAAATAATGATTATATTGGTATGGGCAAATTAGACGGTTTAACTTGTTCATTACGATATTTAAATGGTAAATTAGTGAGTGCGGAAACTCGCGGAAATGGTATTGAAGGAGAAGATATTCTTCACAATGCTTTACAAGTAAAGAATATTCCTAATAAAATTGATTATAAAGAAGAATTAATTGTTGATGGAGAAATAATTTGTACTTATGATAATTTTAAGCAATTTGAAAATGAATACAAAAACCCTAGAAATTTTGCTAGTGGATCAATTAGATTATTAGATAGTCGCGAATGTGCTAAAAGAAATTTGTCTTTTATAGCTTGGGATATTATTAATGATATACCTGAATATGATTATTTATCTAAAAAATTACAATTATTAAAAAATTTAGATTTTACTATTGTTCCATATTTTATTGGTGGTATTGGTAGCAATTTAAATGATTTAGAACAACAATCTAACTTCATTAAAAAAGAATGTGAAGAATTGGGTTATCCAATAGATGGATTAGTATTTAAATATGATAACTGTAATGAATATGAAACAATGGGTAGAACTGATCATCATTTTAAAGGCGGATTAGCATATAAATTTTATGATGAAGAATATGAAACTACTTTAAAAAATATAGAATGGAGTATGGGAAGAACTGGAGTGTTAACACCTGTAGCTATATTCGAACCTGTTAAAATAGATGGAACTGAAGTATCACGAGCTAATTTATTTAATTTAAGTGTAGCTAGAGAAACTCTTCATGGTACTCAATATAGACTTGGTTGGGAGGGACAAAAAATAAATGTATTTAAAGCCAATCAAATTATTCCTCAATTAAGTTGGTCAGAAGAAGATGATGAAAAAACTAAAGCTTATTTTTCTTATCCTGCAAGTTGCCCTATTTGCGGCTACTCAACAAAAATAAAAAAAGAAAATGGTGTTGAAGTATTACTTTGTGATAACGAGCAATGTGAAGGAAAATTATTAAATAGAATAGAACACTTTTTTAGTAAAAAAGGTTTAAATATAAAAGGTATATCAAAAGCTACAATAGAAAAATTAATAGATTGGGGATGGGTTAATGGAATTAAAGACGTGTTCATACTTGATGCGCATGCAGAGGATTGGAAGAAGAAAGCTGGTTTTGGAGAAAAGTCTGTTATGAATATTATCGCATCCATCCGAGAAGGCTGTAATACTGACCTCGAATCCGTCATCTCTGCAGCAGGCATTCCACTTATTGGTAGAACAGTGGCAAAACAAATCACAAGTATCTTCGATACGTACGAAGATTTTAGACAAGCCATCGGGACTTTTGATTTTTCAGAAATAGATGGTTTTGGATATGAAATGAATAAATCTTTAAAAAATTATGATTATACTGAATTAGATTATATTGTAGAAAATTATTTAACAATAACAAATAATATAAATAAAAAAGAACAAAAATTAGAAGGTTTAACTTTTGTAATTACAGGTAGAGTTAATTTATTTAAAAATAGAGATGAGTTAAGTGAATTTATTACATCTCTTGGTGGAAAGGTTTTAAGTGCGATTTCCGCAAAAACCAACTATTTAATAAACAATGACAAGACCAGTACATCACAAAAGAACAAGAAAGCTCAAGAACTGGGAATAACAATTGTTGATGAGCAGACTTTCATGAATCTTTTTGAACTTTCAAAATAATTTTGTTATAATATAAATGTAAAAAAGATGAGAAAAGATTAGTTCTTAAAATTCCTTCCCTCCAATAAGAACTAATAAAATTTCATTTTTTAATAAAATTATATTAGAAAATTTTTGACAAATATAAAAAAATCTGATATAATATATATGTTAATAAATAAATAAAATATTTTTGAGAAAAGGAGAAATTAAAATGATTACAGAAAATAGTAAAACAGTATTAGATTATTTAAAAGCAAACGATGGAAAGGATTTAACTGCAAAAGCAATCGCTGAAGCTACAGGATTAAATTCTAGACAAGTAAATGGAGTTGTTACAGCTTTCGCTAAAAAAGGTATGATGGAAAGAGTAGAAGCTGAAATAGAAAACGCTGAAGGAACTCATGATAAAGTAAAATTCATCCGTTTAACTGATGAAGGCCGTGCTTTCGATCCAGAAGCAACAGCTGAATAATTATAAATAAAAATAAATGAGGGAAACCTCATTTTTTTATTATTTAAAGGAGAAAAAGATAAATGATATTATTAATAATCTTATTATTTATTTTAATAATTATATGTGGCTTTTTATTTTATTATTATTCAATAGAAAAGAATAAAAATATAGAAATTATTAAAATAAATAATAAAGCAATAGAAGAAAATAAAAAAATAGAACTAATAAATAATAATTTGTTAGAAAAACAGGAATTAATAAATAAAACATATAAGCAAAAACAAAATGAGCTGGCGGAAATCCAACAACATATTAATAATGCGGAAGAAATATCTCAACAATCTTTCAAAAGATATGCTGAAACCTTGGACGAACTTTATAAAAATAAAGAAGAACAATATGATGAATTAATAAAAGAATTAGAACAAAGTTATGATAATAAACAGGATGAAATATTGGCGGAAATGGCGGCTATTCAGGAAAGCTTAGATAATATTGCAAATACAAGGGCCGCCGCATTAGAAGCTCAATTAAGAGAAGAACAAATTAAACAACAAGCAGAATTTTATTCTCTTAATATTGATGCTGTTGATAAGAGAGAAGCGCACGTACTTCATAGTATAGAATCTGAGCTTAGAGATCCACGCCCTGTCCGCATGATAATATGAACAACCTATTATTCTAAAAAAGCTAATGACTTATGCTCTAGAGTATTAGGCTCTAATAAAAAAACAGGTATTTATAAAATAACTAATAAAGAAAATGGGTTAAGTTACATAGGACAAGCTAAAGATATAAAAGAACGTTGGCGTGAACATATGAAATGCGGTCTAGGAATAGATACGCCTGCAAATAATAAATTATATCAAGCAATGTTAAAAGAGGGTATTGATAATTTTACTTTTGAATTATTAGAGGAATGTGCTGCCGCAAACCTTAATGAGAAAGAAGCTTTTTATATTAATTTATATAATTCTTATTCTCTTGGATATAATTCAAATAAAGGAATTAAAAGTAACTAATTGTTTTTTAATAAAAAATATTATATAATATATATGTAATAAATAAAAAAGGAGGGAATTTATGAATATGAAAAATTTTATTGAAGAAATTGAAAATTTTAAATCTCAATTATCTTCAGAAGCTCAAGATTTTTTAGAAACATTAAAAAATGAGTCTAAAATTGAATTAACGGAGAAAGGGCAATCAATATTAAAAGCGATGCAAGATAATATTAATGAATATAATAATATCTTTTCAGCAAAGCAAATTGGAGAAATTTTATTTATGGCACCAAGATCAGTATCTGGATCAATGCGTAAATTAATTGATTGTGAATATGTTGTTAAACACAGCACTTCTCCTGTGACATATGCCTTAACAGACATGGGAAAACAGGCTTAAAATTGACTTTAATAAAAATTTTTGATATAATTTAATTATGTTTTAAATGAAAAAAAGTTAGGAGAGAAAAACAATATGAAAAAAATGATTAATTCAGAAAAAATTGAAGGTAGATTATATACACATAATTTAACAATTAAACAAGTACAAAATAAAGAGTCAAAAAATTATGGAACAGATTTTATATCAGGAACAGTAGATATAGCTACTGATGAAGAATTATTAAATGTTATACAAGTACATTTTACATATGTAACAGAAACAACAAGTTCAGGAAAAGTAAATCAAACATATGTTAATTTAAAGAAAATTATAGAAGGAGCAAAAACTGTTGTTTCAGATGGTCCTGAAGAAGCAATGAAATTAAAAATTGATACAGCATTAGCATTAAATGATTTCTATAATAATAATGGAGATTTAGTATCTACAAAAGTTAATGAAGGTGGTTTTGTAACTATTTTAAATGGAGAGTTGTCACCAGAAGAAGAAAGAAATACTTTTACAGTAGATATGTTAATTACAAGTGTTATTAGAACCGAAGCAGACCCAGAAAAAAATATTGAAAAAGATTATTTAACTGTAAAAGGTGCAATTTTTAATTTTAGAAATAATTTATTACCTGTTGATTTTAAAGTTACTAATGAACAAGGTATGGAATATTTTGAAAGCTTAGATGCTTCACAATCAAACCCGGTGTTCACTAAATTATGGGGAAAAATAAAAAGTGCTAATATTGTTAATGAAGTAAAAGAAGATACTGCTTTTGGAGAAGCTGCAGTTAGAACATACACTAAAAAAGTAAAAGAATGGGTTATAACTGGTTCAGCCAAAGAGCCATATGATTTTGGAGATGAGTCAGTACTTACTGCTGATGAATTAACAAAAGCAATGCAAGATAGAGAATTATTATTAGCAGATACTAAAAAACGTAATGAAGAATATAAAAACAATAAAAGTACAGAAAATAAACAACCTGTAGCAGCACCTGCTAAGCAAGTAGTAACTCAAACTTTTAATTTTTAATATAAGAGGGATTAATTCCCTCTTATTAAAAAAGGAGGAAAAATATGGCAATTAATTTATTGGCTTTAGAGCCCCATAAGGTAAGTCGAGATTTAAGTACATATATTACGTATATATATGGTCCTGCGGGAACGGGAAAAACAACACTAGCTTCTCAAATGGATAAAGCTCTTTTATTAGCTTTTGAAAAAGGATATAATGCAATTCCTGGAATTATTGCTCAAGATGTTTTAACTTGGGGCGAAATGAAACAAATTGTAAGAGAATTAAAAAAGCAAGAGGTTAAAGATACATTTCGTTGTATCGTAGTAGATACAGTAGACATTGCTGCCGCACTTTGTGAAAAATATATATGTGGACAACTAGGTATTGAAAACATTGGTGATGGAGGATGGTCTGTAAATGGTTGGGCAAAAGTTAAAAAAGAATTTGAAGAAGTCTTTAGAACTATTTCTCAATTAGGATACTCATTATTCTTTATATCTCATGCAAAAGATAAAACTTTTAAAAGACAAGATGGAACTGAATATAATCAAATAGTAACATCTTTATCTACTGCTTATGATGAAATAATTAAAAATATGGTAGATATTTTTGGTTATGCTCATAGTGTTCCTCAAGAAGATGGAACTTCAAAAGTAATGTTAACTTTAAGATCCGCTGATAATTCTGTTGATGCTAAAAGTAGATTTAAGTATATTGATCCAGAGATTGAATTTAATTATCAATCTTTAGTTAAAGCTCTTAATGATGCTATTGATAGAGAAGAAAAAGCAAGCGGAAACAAAGAATTATTTACTAATGAAAGAGTAGATAATAATTTTAAAGAATTAGATTTTGATGAAGTAAAAATGAAATTTGATAATATAGTTACAAAAATTATAAATACTCATTCTGAACAAGAAATGACAGAAGAATGGGGACCAAAAATTAATCAAATTACTGAAAAATATCTTGGAAAAGGTAAAAAAGCTAGTCAATGCACAAGAGATCAAGTTGAACAACTTAATTTAATTGTAATTGAATTAGAAGAGTTAGTAAAATAGAGATAAAAGGAGGAAAAGAAGAAGATAGCATTTTTATAAAAATATCTTCTTCTTTTTATTTTTATAGAAACAGGTGGTAGAGTATGGCACATTATGCTATATGTAAAGTATGCGGATTGCGCTTTGACAGAGATAAGGAGCCGTTCGTTGCAGTTGGAGCAAGAAGATATGCACATAAATCGTGCTATGAAGCGGCTCAGGCGGCAATCCCGCAAGATGAAAAAGATTATAATGAATTAGAAAAATACATAAAAAAATTATTTAAAATAGATACATTAAATATAAAAATTAGAAAACAAATAAAGGAATATAAAGAAACATATAATTATACTTATACAGGAATTCAAAAAACTTTATATTGGTGGTATGAAATAAAAAAGAATTCAATATCACAATCAAACGATGGATTGGGTATAGTTCCTTATGTTTATAATGATGCTTGCAAATACTTTTATAGCATTTTTTTAGCAAAATTAGTAAATGATGAAAAGGGTGTATTAGAAACAAAAATTGAAGAAGTTGAAATTGCATCTCCAAGAGTTAGAGCTACACCTGTAAAATTATTTGATTTAGATAGGAAGGAGTAAAAAAATGAGCGTAAAATATGTAGATACTTCCGCAATTATACAAGTTATAGGTTGTATTTATAATAATGTAAATTTACTAGATGATGAAAAATATTTCTTCCACGAAGAAGATTTTATTGAAGAATTTCATAAAATATTGTTTGGTTCTATATATAATTTACATGCTCTTGGAGCAAAAGAAATTAATATTAATACAATAGAAGATTATTTAAAAGATAGACCTCAAAAATTAGCAACTTATAAAACAAATAAAGGAGCTGAGTATTTACAAAAAATATCTGAAAATACTCAATTATCTACTTTTGATTATTATTATCAAAGAATGAAAAAAATGACTTTATTAAGAATGTATAATAAAGCTGGTATGGATTTATCTTGGCTATATGATATTAATAATATATTAGATATAAAGAAAAAACAAGCTCAAGAAGAATGGTTAGATAACACTTCTCTTGATAGAATTGCAGAAATTATTGATAAGAAAATTACTGAAATAAGAATTAAATATGTAGATGACTCAAATGCAGATATGATACAAGCTGGAGATAGTATTAATGAATTAATTGAAAGTTTACAAAAACATCCTGAGATAGGATATCCTATGTTTGGTCCTTTTGTTAATACTGTAACAAGAGGAGCTCGATTAAAGAAATTTTATCTTCGTTCTGCGGCAACTGGAACTGGTAAAACGAGATCTATGATTGCAGATGCTTGTTCAATCGCTTGTGACAAAATATATGATAATACAACTGCCGCATGGATAGAAAATGGAACAAAAGAGCCAACTATTTTTATTACTACTGAACAAGAAGTCGATGAAATACAAACTATGATGTTAGCATTTTTATCTAATGTTAATGAAAATCATATTATTTACAACAATTATGAAGAAGGAGAATTAGATAGAGTATTATATGCCGCTGAATTAATAAAAAAATGTCCTATTTATATTAAAAAATTACCAGACTTTTCATTACAAGATATTGAAAATACTATTAAATTTAGTATTCATGAATGGGGAGTTAGATACGTGTTTTTTGATTATTTACATTCTAGTATGAAAATCTTGAGTGAAGTAACTTCTAAAGCTGGAATAAAAGGACTAAGAGAAGATAATGTATTATTTATGATTTCTATTAGATTAAAAGATTTATGTAATGAATATGGTGTCTTTATTATGACTGCAACTCAATTAAATGCAGAATTTAAAACTGCAACCGAATATGATCAAACCTTATTAAGAGGAGCAAAAAGTATTGCAGATAAAATAGACTTGGGTATGATTATTCTTAAAGCAAGTCAAGAAGATAAAGAAGCCTTAAAAGAAGTAATTTTGAAAAATGGATATGAAGAACCTGTATTAAAAATATCTGTTTATAAAAATCGTAGAGGTCAATATAAAGATATTTTAATGTGGTGCAAAGCAGATTTAGGGACTTGTAGAATTGAACCTATGTTTATTACAGATTATCAATATAAATTAATGGACGTACCAGATTTACAAATAAAAGTTAACCCAAAGATACAAGCCTCAGCTTTTTAAATAAATTGATTTTATTAATTAAATATGTTAT